CATGTCGGTTAGTTTGAGCGGGTTTGCTTCTGATTCGTGTCCATCACAGTCTGACGGGCAGACGCTGAAGTCACGAGCATGTATGGGCCCTTCCCATACGGTTGCACTACGCACCAAGATGCGCGGTCAGATACTGCGGCTTGTTCGCCGCATGTTAGGCAGAGGCGGAACCCAAGGTTCCAACGCTCCACACGCATGTCATCACCGCAAGCGGTGCAACTGCGCCAGTCAAGATCAAAGCTCATAGCCTTCTCCTTGTTGTGAACAACCCGACATGGTGTCGGTAAGTTCTGAATACTTACTTGTACTATCGAATCTACCAAGGTAGATTATACCATACAAATTAGACTTTGTCAAGTCCCTGTTCATGGTTTGGTCCATGAGTTCGGGTCGGGCTTATCCATGTCCCACATCGTCAGATGCAACACGCCGTCATCCGTTCGATGCCAGAAGATCGGGGTGTACTCCCACCCCTGCCTGTCTGCCTCAGCTAGCGCGAGGTATGGCTGCAATATGTCGAACACGTTCATGTCACCCATAAACGACTTCATATAGGCGTCCTTGACTTCCTGCTCATCAATGCCCGTCAGGTTGGCGAGTGAGCGTATATCCGCATACTGTGCGGGCGAGACCAAGATTCGTTTGGGTTTAGCCATGACGCACCTTAGTCGTTCTCTGCGCCAACGTGTGCGCCGTTGAAGAAAAAGGGGTTGCCTGTCATTGCACGCACAAGACCAACCCTTAGCCTGTTAGGTTTGGTTCGTGCCAACTTAGCCAATGCGCGTTCGTACTTCCAGTCCGCAAATGACTTGGGCCGTGGCCTCTTACCAATCGCGGGACCAGCAAAATAGCTAGTCAATGTGGCGCGTTTGACGTGAATGGTTTTGTGGGGTGATCGTTTCATGTGATTCTCCAGAATAGAACAATGCGACAGGCCGTCGGTTAGTTCGGCGTTGCCCAAGCAAACACTTTGATGGACGTAGTGTTAATACGTATGCCGCGATGCCCCGCCTCGTAGTCGTTGCGGACCGCGTTCGCCATGCCGTCTATTTGGTTGAGCGGCGCACGATAGATTTCGCGCCATTTGCGGTCGAGCGCGATGATGATGGGGTTGCACTTCGGGGCCACGCCCGCCGTAGAGAAGTTAGCTGATCTGAGTTGCATGGTCAGTCCTTACAGGTTGTAGCCGTTGAGGAACTGATACAACTCAACCTCGTTGAGCGGCTCAACAATGGTCAAGCCCTCGTACTCGTTGTCGATGTCTTTGAACTCATCGAAGTCGTAGCCACGATCGAGGTACTCGAGGTTCTGCACGTGGTAGGTATCAACCCGATACTCGGTGCGTAGGAAGTGGTCAACACCTTGGTGGGTGTTGCAGTTGCGCAAGCCCTTGTTGGGCAAGCAGAGGGTGGTGCGTTGTGCTGTGTACATGATGGTCTCCAATAAAGGGGGTTACTGAACAACCCGACACCGTGTCGGATAGTTCGCCGTCTAGTAGAACGGAAGGTTTATTATCAACCTCAACCAAATCTACTAAAGTAGATTATACCATACAAATTAGACTTTGTCAAGTCCGTGTTCGCGTTTAGCGGTACGAGTTCCGCACAAGGTGCTTTGTGTGATCTACGAACGGTTTCTCCTTGTCCTTCTCGATCATCTTGCCGAATTTGGCATCAAGCACGTCGAAGAATTCATCTGTACTCATGTCCTCGTACTCGCTCTTCGGGGCCGTGACCGTTGGCTCCACCACAGGCTTCTTCTTGATGATGAGCACAGGTACGTTCTCCTTGGCGGTGTTCTCGCCTTCAGGTAGTAAGGGCATACCCTCATACCCTTTGGTGGGGAAGCCCAAGAATCGGCGGTTGGGCAATCCACGGGCGTCATGACCAGCGGTCGCGGCTGAGCGCATGAGCACGTTGCAGATGGTTGGGTCCGTTGGCTTCATGCGGTCGAGCTCCTCATCACTTGGGGCGATCAGATGTCGGTGCGATGTCTGCTCGGGCAGTTCGTCATGGATGTTGAACAGCTTCTTGCGCTTCTCTTGGTATGGGCGTGACTCAGCGTGATGGTAGGGGTTGATGCAGAAGTCCGATGTACACCAGCGGGTCAGACGTTGCGAGGCGGGCACGAACCGACAGATGGTAAAGACAACGCGGGCGATGGAGGTTGTGGCGAATTGTTTAGCGATGGGTGATGAAACTGTAAAGAGAGGCACGCGGTTGTTCGACTGGGGCCACAGGATGCAATCGTTGCTGATCGTGCAGTTGGCGAAGATTGAGTCTGCATCGCGGTACTTGGTAGGGCGGGTCATGGTGATTTCCTTTTGATAAAACAACACTACGGGGATATGTTATGCGTAGTTATTCTATCAAACTATTTGGGGTACTTGTCAACAACCATGCGGGCCGTGCGGGTTTAACATACAACATAAAACATAGCGAAGAGCTTTTTGGGAAGTGTAAAAGGAAGGGAGCGGGGAGGAGCGGAGGAGAGCGAGGGAGAGACTGAGCCGATCATGGAACGAGGTAAATTTTCCCCCCCTCTCTCTATCTCTAAAAAAGTTATATCTATCTTACATGTTTTATGTAAAACCACGCCCGCTGGCTTGAGAGCCGCATGGTTGTTGGGAAGTGCTTAAAAAAGAGAGGCTTTTATTTGATAAACTAACTCGTAGTTTCATCGACTCTGGGTTGAAATCAACAGCAAGCCTATGTTATGAAGGGGGTTTTATAACATTTAGCGTTGCTAAGATACAACAGTCGATGCCTACCGCATCTAAACTTGACCACGCCCGCACTTGGTGGGCGGGCGACGCGGCCTTGAGCATCAATCTATAACAAAGAATAGAATAATCCGACACGTTGTCGGTTTGTTCGGGTCCTACCCCGTTCCTTCTGGTGACTGGTATCTAATAAGAACCTAGTGTGCGACGCCGTTCACCGCCCGCCACGCTAACGAGGACTAGCCCGTTCCTAAGACTAACCCGTTTCTTGACGACACCACTGGTATCAACACAGGTGACTGGTTTCAAAAGCCCGCCAAAGCGGGCATGGTTAATCAAAGTCACGATCGTGATAGACCGCGATCATGACCAGCAACGAAACACCAAAGTAAATCAGACAGACGGGCAAAAGCACGCCAGCCACGGCGCAGAGCACGGACATAACCATGGCGAAGAAGCCCGCGATAAACACAAGAGAACGAGAAGACATAGGAACTCCAATAAAGAAAAAGCCCGCCATGCTCATAACACGGCGGGCAGGGTTACAGATTAGCTAAGCGCTTGCAGAGCCGCAATCAACTTTTCGTCAGCGTCAGCGGTTGCCGCTTTGCACAAGTCCTTCGCGCGGGCAATCAGTTTGTCACGAACCGCAACGCGGGCAGATTGAGCCGCGTCGATCTGTGGCTTTTCGCGGCGCTCAATTTCTTTTGCCACCGCCTGAGCCTGAGCAATCGACTTGGTGTCACCCTTCGCGAGTAACTCAGCTTTTTGCTCAGCCAACTCGCCGTCAGACTTTTCAGCGAACTTAGCCGCCTCAGCCGCACGCCGCTTTGCCACGCGCTCAGCGTCAGCATTTTTGGCAGTAGGTCGAACCCAATCCAAGGTCAGCAGGCGCTGAAATTGGCGTTGCACTTGACGCTCAGCCGCGTCAACAGTTGGCGCACCCGCGTCATAGTACTTAGCGACACCCCACGCGAGCACTTGTTTGTACTCAGGGTAAGAGATCGGCACGTAAACCATCACAGGTTTATTGTCTTGCAACACAGGGTTGCCGAGTGAGTCCAGCTTAGGCGCGCGCATCTTGACCAACTTGCCATCGACCTCATGCCATTGTGTCACCCAGTCCAACAACAACGCGTCAGCCGCGTCACGAGCTTCCTCGCCACGCACCATTTGCTTTTCAGCATTGGCAGTTGACAAGAAAATTTCTTCGAGCGAAGCCTGAGCTTCGACCAAAGACTTACCGCAAACAACCTCCAAGGTAGTTGCAGGGATTGCGCTTTGAACGGGCGCGACCGCTTGATTTGCTTTTGACATTTGATTCTCCAATAAAGGATTGGCATGATTGCCGAACAATCCGACATCTGTCGGATTTCTCAGGTCGCAAGGTGTCTGCCTTGCTTCCATGTTTATAACTATACGCTCATGGTAAATAATGGGTGGAAACCGCACAACAATGTATAGCCAATGTATAGCAGGGCGCGATCACGTGGCCACGCCTACGCAGGGCGCGACGATATGGCCACGCCCGCTTTGCCTCACGCGATCATGGCTGAACAAAAAAAATTTCGCTTTCTCCGCCGACTACGGGCTTGGTAAAAGTAAAAATCTCGACCCCCACCGTACGGGCACCCCCCAAGTACGCGTCGGAGGGGACCCGCACACCACACACAGTGTTTTGCACATTGGATGAGAACAATTTAAAAACACCCCCCTTCTCTTTTTAATCGTGACCCCCCGGGGGGTATCTAAAATTTTGGAGAAGTTTGCGCTAACGCCAGCCTGCCGCAGGCCCCCGGGTAGGAGTCCCAACCTCCTCTTGCACACCCCGTAGTATTTCTGCTACAGTCGCGCTATTCTTTTTGGAGTGCCTTCTTCCTCCATGACATTACATATCGAAATTGATAAGACCATTCCGTATCCGGCTGACCTTACACCGGAGGTGGCCTCGACTTTGCGCGAGAACATGCAGATTGCAGCAAACACAGCTGAGCTGCTAAAAGGGCTAGGCGCTGAAGCGGGCGAGGCACCCGAAGCCCAAGACCACGCGGACCAGATTTTCAAAGACTTCAGCTCGTTGATCGAGTCTCAATACAAGCAGGCTATGAAACCTGACGCCCCAGCACCCAAAGAGCCGGAGAAACGCGGGCGTGGCAGGCCCCGCAAGATTCACGTTACTACACAACCAAGCTCATCAACAGTAAATCCGCCCACGTTGTACAGCTTGCCCGTAGCAGACCGTATAAGCAATATGTTGCGTGAATACGACAATGAGTATGTGGCAGACGCGGCGCAGCTTAGGTTAGTAGTTACTAACAAGTTACTGGACTTGGCGTCGTGCGGTGACCCACGCATTGAGATCAAGGCCACAGAGATGTTGGGCAAGATCAGCGATGTGGGCCTGTTCTCCGAGAAGACCGAGATTACTGTGACATACAACAACGTGTCCGATTTAGACGCGGCGATCAAAGACAAGGTGCGCAAGATGCTGATGGCGCAGGGGGTTACAGATGTGACTCCAATTGACATTGACTTGGATGCAGAGTTTGGCCCCGACGTAGTTGAGGAGGTGCCTGTCATTCCGACGGTAGATTTGCTCACCTATCCCGCCACGCCCGCTCAGGAAAACCATGACTCGGCGTGAAACAACTCATCTGGAGATGGACGCTGAGCTGAAATCGCTTATAGCGAACCTCGGGAAGTTGACGGATGCCCAGAAAGCTGTGGTGTTGGCGGACTTAGACAAGCGGGATGAGCTGTTTGAGAAGCAGCGGGCCCGCGAAACGTTCATGGGGTTCGTAGATAAGGTCTGGCCAACGTTCATAGGCGGGCGTCACCACAAGATTATGGCCAAGGCGTTCGAAGAAGTGGCCAATGGGACGTGTAAACGCCTCATCATCAACATGCCACCGCGTCATACGAAGTCAGAGTTTGCTAGTTACTTGCTGCCCGCTTGGTTTCTAGGCCGTTTTCCGCATAAAAAGGTGATCCAGAGCTCAAATACTGCTGAATTGGCGGTTGGTTTTGGTCGAAAAGTGCGAAATCTGGTGGATTCGGAGGTCTACAAGGACCTTTTCCCCAGTTTGGAGCTGCGGGCGGACTCAAAAGCGGCTGGCCGGTGGAACACCAGCAAGAATGGTGACTATTTTGCGATTGGTGTGGGTGGTACGGTCACGGGAAAGGGTGCGGACCTACTGATTATTGACGATCCACACTCAGAACAAGAGGCGGCGATGGCCGCAACCAACTCGGATGTGTTCGACAAGGTCACGGAGTGGTATACGTCAGGTCCTCGTCAGCGTTTGCAGCCGGGCGGGGCGATTGTAATCGTGATGACGCGCTGGGCACTGCGAGATTTGACAGGTCAGGTGCTCAAAGCAGCTGCGCAACGGGGTGGTGAGCAGTGGAAAGTGATTGAGTTCCCCGCTATTCTACCTTCGGGTAAACCCTTATGGCCAGAGTTCTGGTCGATGGAGGAGCTTACTGCGCTACAGGAGGAACTGCCGAACGCCAAGTGGCAGGCACAGTACCAACAGAACCCCGTAGGTAACGAGTCGGCTATCGTCAAGCGGGATTGGTGGCAGTGGTGGGAAGAAGATGAGCCTCCTGAGTGCGAGTACATCCTCCAGACATGGGACACAGCGTTTGAAAAGAATCAACGGGCTGACTATTCAGCAGGGACGACGTGGGGAGTTTTTACTCATTACAAAGACAACACCAAGAACATCATTCTTCTCAACACGTATAAGAAACGGGTGGAGTATCCGGAGCTGAAGAAAGACGTACTCAAGGAGTACACCGAGTACGAACCCGATGGTGTTCTTATAGAGAAGAAGGCGTCTGGTGCGCCATTGATCTATGAACTGCGGGCGATGGGTATCCCAGTGCAGGAGTACACGCCGAGTAAAGGTCAGGACAAAATTGCCCGTTTGAACTCAGTCTCGGACATAATTGCGTCTGGGAAAGTATGGGTACCTAAAACCCGTTGGGCTGAAGAGCTCGTGGACGAGATTGCTGCGTTTCCATCAGGCGAGCACGATGACTTGGTGGATGCCACAACTTTAGCGTTGATGCGCTTTCGCGCAGGTGGGTTCTTGCGTCTGCCAACAGACGAGGCCGAAGACATTCAATGGTTTCGAAGCCGCAGTAAAGAGCGGTACTACACAGTGTAAGGACACGACATGGAAAAAGGTTTATACGCAGCGCCACAAGGCTTATCCGATTTGGAGATGCAGCCAGACATCGAGATCGACATTGAGTTGGAGCCGATTGACGGTGAAGAACTAGATGTAGTTGAGATCGAGGGTACTGAAGACGAGTTTGACGCCAACCTTGCAGAGTTCATGGACGACAAGGACTTGCAGTCTTTGGGCGAAGAGTTGGTGGGTGACTTTGATAAAGATACTGGTGATCGTCGCGAGTGGATTCAGACGTATGTGGACGGTATCAAACTGTTAGGTTTGAAGTACGAGGATAGGACAGAACCATGGCAAGGCGCATGTGGTGTGTTTCACCCGATGTTGACGGAATCCGTTGTGCGCTTCCAGTCAGAGTCCATGATGGAGACGTTCCCAGCGATGGGGCCTGTGAAAACCCAGATTGTTGGCGCGATCGACCTGCTCCGCGAAGAAGCAGCTGCCCGCGTGCGCGAGGACATGAACTACCAACTGACGGAGGTGATGACTGAGTATCGCTCCGAGCACGAGAAGATGTTGTGGTCACTACCCTTAGCGGGCTCTGCGTTCAAGAAGGTGTACTACGACCCAAGTAAGGGTCGCCAAGTAGCTACGTTTATTCCTGCTGAAGATATAGTTGTACCTTATGGTGCGTCGAACATCGAGGACTCAGAGCGCGTCACCCATGTGATGCGTAAGACAGAGAATGAACTCAAGAAGCTACAGCATGCTGGGTTCTACTTGGACTGTGAACTGGGTGAGCCAGTAGTTGAGCTGGACGATGTGGAGAAGCAGAAGGCTGAAGAAAACGGCATGTCTGCGATTCAGGACGACCGCTATCGCCTGCTTGAGATGCACGTCATGCTCGACTTGGAAGGGTTCGAGGACAAAGAAGACGGTGAAGAGACTGGGATTGCTCTGCCATACGTGGTGACTCTGGAGAAGGGCTCACGTAAAATCTTGGCTATCCGTAGGAATTGGTATGAAGACGACCCGCTCAAACTCAAGCGCCAGCACTTTGTGCATTACCAATACATTCCGGGGTTCGGTTTTTATGGCTACGGACTCATTCACCTCATTGGTGGATACGCTAAGAGCGCCACGATGCTCATTCGTCAGCTCGTCGATGCTGGTACGCTCTCCAACCTTCCGGGGGGTCTTAAGTCTCGCGGACTGCGAATTAAAGGCGACGACACCCCAATCTCACCGGGTGAGTTCCGCGACGTAGACGTGCCTAGCGGCAGTATCCGCGACAACATCCTACCTCTGCCGTACAAGGAGCCATCACAGGTTTTGTTCAGCTTGTTCAATCAGATCGTGTCTGAGGGCCGCGCCTTCGCATCGTCCGGTGATATGAACGTGTCTGATATGAGCAGCCAAGCCCCAGTGGGTACGACACTTGCTCTGCTAGAGCGTACGCTGAAGGTGATGTCAGCTGTGCAGGCCCGCTTGCACTATGCGATGAAACAGGAGTTCAAGCTCCTTAAGGTCATCATCGCCGACTACACACCAGAAAGTTACGCATACGAGCCAGAAGAAGGTAGCCGCTCCATCAAGCGTGCTGACTACGACATGGTGGACGTGATTCCTGTGTCTGACCCTAACGCCGCAACCATGGCGCAGAAGGTTGTACAGTACCAAGCCGTGTTGCAGCTGGCCCAGTCAGCTCCTCAGTTGTACAACTTGCCGCTATTGCACCGCCAAATGATTGAGGTGTTGGGGGTGAAGAACGCCAACAAGTTGGTGCCAGTTGAAGATGACCAGATGCCTACGGACCCCGTGCAGGAGAACCAGAACCTGTTGACTGGCAAGCCTGTGAAGGCGTTCATGGAACAGAACCATCAAGCTCACTTGGGTGTACACATGTCTGCGATGCAAGACCCCAAGATCATGCAGATTGTTGGCCAGAACCCACAAGCTCAGATGATTCAGTCAGCGATGATGGCCCATATCAACGAGCACGTCGCGTTTGAGTACCGTCGTCAGATTGAAGAGAAGATGGGTATGGTGCTGCCGAGCGAAGAAAACCAGAAACAGTTGACTACAGAGCAGGCCGACCAAATTGCCATGATGGCAGCTCAGGCGTCACAACAGCTCTTGCAGCAGAACAAGCAGGAAGCTGCGGCCAAGCAAGCAGAGCAGCAAGCTCAGGACCCTGTTGTACAAATGCAACAGCAAGAACTCCAGATCAAGATGCAGGAGTTGCAGCTCAAGGCGCAGAAGCAACAGCTCGACGCTGCTGCCAAAGCAGACCAGCTGGAGATCGAGAAGTCTCGCATCATGGCGCAGAAAGAGATTGCTGGCATGCAGGTGGCTGCTACCGCCGCAGCCGCCAAGGACAAGTTGGCCAAACAGGTTGAGCTTGAAGGTACACGCATGGGCATCGACGCTGCCAAACATCGCGCTCAGATGCAGCAGCAACGTGCTCAACAGAATCGCACACCACGCGATCGCAAGGAGTAAAAGTTGGACAACAGCCGAGTGCTTGCTTACATCGCCAAGGAGATCGACAAGCTCCGTAACGATCAGAATTCCTTCCTCTCAGGAGGAGGTGCCAAAACGTTCGACGAATATCGTCACGTCTGTGGGGTCATCCGAGGTCTGACTCACGCAGAAACCATTGTCAAAGACCTTGTGCAACGAATGGAGCAATCTGAT